GGTTTTACAGATTCTACATTTTTTCGTTCATCTGCTCTTTTCTTTAATTCAGATATGGCAATATCAAAAGGAACATTAAAATATTCTCTTCCTTGCGCCTCTGGAACCCTATCTTCATCAAATAACATGTGCATTTCACGTTCTAATTTAAAAGCGTCTTCTATCTCGTCTGTTGAAAAGATTTGATTTACTTTGTATGGAATCTGTGTTGACCTCTGTTCAACATTTCCAGAGACACCGATTTTTACAAAATCGCCACAATCCATGACATATACTTTACGTTTCAACTATACGCTCCCTTCTTTTATAATTCAATTTAATTGAAGTTATTTGGCACAAAAATAAAGTCCATAGGAATTCCAGAAAGCTCACTCATTTTTCTGAGCTGTGATAATGTCGGCTCTGTTTTTCCTTTTTCCCAATTAACTACAGTTGCATTGGAAATACCGAATATTTCAGCCCATTCTTTCTGATTGCATCCTGCGTTTACTCGAACAGCTTCTAATGAAATTTTTGGCATTTGCTCATCTCCTTTCTTAACTTCTGAGCTTATTATAATTCAACTGTATTGAATTGTCAACACCAAAATTCAAAATAATTGAATTAACTATTGAATTTTTTATAAATATGATGTACAATACAAAATGTAAGGAGGAAAAGAATCATGACGACCATGACAACTGAAGAGCAGAAAAAGATCTTCTCGAATAATCTTAATAAGTACATTTCAAGAAGTGGGAAACAGCAAAAGGAAATCGCTGAAGCCATTGGAACAAACGCATCTACATTTAATATGTGGTGCAAAGGCAATTCGATGCCGGGAACCGGAAAGATTAGAGCCTTAGCCGATTATTTCCGAATAAGAATGTCAGATTTGACAGATTTAAAAGAGAATCAAGACCCTGATATTGAATTTGGAGATGTAGTTACAAAAATCGAGCAGTCAGACCCTCGTTTCAAAAGAATAATTCTTGAATACGATAACCTGCCGCCCGATAAAAAAGATTTGTTATGTGATTTTTTTGAGAAGTTTATTTTCTAAAACACAAGGGTAGGAATCATTTTCCTGCCCTTTCTTCCTTATAAGCCCTTTTTACACACCCGTAAATAAATTTTATCATTGATTCACTATGTATTTTCTGTATCATCTCAATAATCTCTTTCTTATAATCCATAATAACCCTCCCTGTCATAACTACCACCTACACTACAGTATATGTTCGGCTGTGGGAAATAGAACCGAACATTAGTTCGTTTTTGCTATTATACCATCTATTCCGACTCTTGGCAACTGCCAATGATATACATGAACTCTCACTATTTTATAGAAAAAAACATTTCTTTTTCATCTAAATCACTCTATTTCGTTCTAAATCTTTACAATATGCTCTTAAAATGATAAAATAAAAATACCACATATAACCGTACTTTACATAATGTTGCAAAATCAGCGGTACAAAATACATAATCCGCATAAAAAGTGCGAAGCGTGGCGAATAAAGCTATTAGGAGGAGCAATTCTATGAGCAAGAAAAAAGGTGGAAAACTTAAATGGGTAGTTTTAGCGGTTGTCGCCGTTGGTGTTATCGGTGCCGTTGGCGGAAATTCGGATTCAGGTACTACATCCACTTCCAGCACATCTGCAAAGACGGAATCTACAAAAGAAGTTGATACACCTACACCAATTGAATATACAGCCGTATCAGTCAATGATATGATGTCTGATCTTGACAGTAATGCAATGGGTGCATCTGATAAATACAAAGGCAAACATCTTGAGATCACCGGAAAGCTCAGTAACATTGATGCAGCCGGAAAATATATTGACCTTATGGCTGATGGAGATTTTGAGATTATTGGAGTCCAGTGTTACATCAAGAGCGACGATCAAAAATCTAAAATAGCATCTATGTCAAAGGGCGACACCGTTACTTTAAAAGGAAAATGCACAGACGTTGGAGAAGTTCTTGGATATTCTCTTGATATTGAAGAAATAGAATAAAATAAAAACCGCCCCGGCATTGGCGTACCGGGACGGCGTTTATACATCTCCGAAGAAATGTAATATTCTGGCAAACATATTGTATCATCTTCGGAGCAGTCGAACAACCCAGAAAATTTGTTCGGCTGTTATTTTTATACCTAAAGCAGCTACATAAAGAAAAGAGGAATAAAAATGGCGAAGAAAAGAAAGAAATATCCAAAGTTGCCAAATAACTTCGGCTCTATCCGGTACCTTGGCAAGAACCGGAGAAACTGTTTCGCAGTGCATCCACCAGCTACACCGGACGATACTGGCAAGCTAAAACGTCCGCCGGCGATCTGCTACGTGGATGACTGGATAAAAGGCTTTACTGTCCTGACAGCTTACAAAGCCGGCACGTATCAACCAGGCATGGAGCGGACTCTTGAGGTATCCCCCACAACCGACATAGACACTCTTATAAGCCGCTTGATTGCCGACTACAATACAATCAAGGGTGTAGAGGATAAGCACCCGGAAATCAAGAAATTGACGTTCTCAGAGGTATATAAACAGTTTTATGCGTGGAAGTTCCCAAATGGGACAAAACTGTCATACAGTTCAAAGGAAGCATATCGGACGGCTTACACGAACTGCACCGTTCTGCACAATCGCATATTCGAAGATTTAAAGGCTCCTGATATGCAAAAGGTTATTGATGATTGCAAGCTGAAAAAGCAAAGCCAGATGGCTATTTTAACTCTATTCAAGCAGATGTACAAATATGCGGTTTACTCAGAAATTGTAACGGAAAATAAGGCGTTATATGTCCATGTCAATGCTGATAATGACACCGAACATGGAACGCCATTTTCTGATCAGGAGATGCAAGTGTTGTGGAATAATACCGACGATCCAGAAGTGCAGCTCATTCTTATCATGTGCTATTCTGGATGGCGAATTGGTGAAGTGCTAAAACTCACAACTAACTTGGAAGAAAAATACTTTCAAGGCGGCATTAAAACAAAAGCCGGTAAAAACAGAATTGTCCCGATACATCCTGCCGTATATCATTTTGTCGAACAGAAAGTACTGACACAAGATGGAAAATTATGCGTGTATACTCAGCAGCATCACAGAAAAGCATTGTTCTATCCTACACTGGAACGTTTAGGAATAGTCGGTAATCCGAAGCACACGCCGCACGATTGTCGGCACACCTTTTCTGCTTTATGCGAAAAATACGGTGTCCGGGAGAATGACCGAAAACGAATGCTAGGCCACTCCTTTGGCGGAGATGTTACAAACGCTGTGTACGGACATAGGACACTGGAAGAACTTCGGACAGAAATAGAAAAGATAAAAGTTCCATTTGTGACTAACTGTGACTAACGGAACCCATTTTAATCTTTCTAAAATAACCGAAATATCATTATCGAAATGCCGGAAACCCTATTAAAATCAACGTTTTCAGCGATTTTGCAAGGATTTCCCACATTTCATTTTCATTATTCTAATTTTATTGATTGTGACTAACAAATGGAATTTAGAAGAATGCGCAAATGCCTGTAAATACAGTGTTTTTGCCACTATTATATTAGGAAACAATATTTTTATTTGTGACTAACGTGTGACTAACGATAACAGTCTAAAATTTCCGGAATGATACTAAATATGTTTATAAATAAAGTTCCCGGGGAATTAACCCCGGGATGTTTTTATATGGCAATCAAATCTTTCCATGTGGCGGGTCCACAGATTCCATCCACTTCCAGAACTTCTTTTCTGAATTCCTGATAAGCTTTCAGAGCGTAAATCGTGTTTGCATCTGCTGTCCATGTAAGTTTCAGGGCTTTGCCGTTTTTGCCTTTAAAGCCTCTGGCTCTTAATATTTCCTGTAAGAGAAGCACGGATGTATTTTTGTCTCCTGCTTTTACAGTTTTTGGTTCAAACATATATTCCTCTCCTGTCTGTGCAGTATTAGATGATGTATTCTCAGGTTTTACGGGTGCGGATGCATCGGATACAATACTATAATCAGGTGTACAGAACTTAGTTCCGGGCATCTGACTGTTAAGATAACTCTTTGCGCAGACACCGCCACCATTTGCAATAATTCCAGATGCACCAGAAGTATTCCCCTCGATGGTATAGAACCTGTCTCCGATTACGGCCGTTACGATGCCAGTATGGGTGAAAGTTCCATTATGATAAAAAATTACAATATCACCGATCTTTGGATTAGCGTTCCTTGTAAACAGATTGCCGAGTGTTGGGCAGTAAACATAAGGCCAGTGCTTCAGCAGTTTCTTTGCCTTCTCTTGTCCGAATGCTTCCATAAAACACCAACTCACGAATGCTGCGCACCAAGGCTGCCCTTGATATGATGGCTTAATGTCTCGCCAGTACTTCGTATAGTTGTTCGAACCGGCGTTTGCAGTCTTACTGTCGAGCTGACTATTATTCTTCTTTTCAAGGTATCCAATCTCATTTTTTGCAATGAGAATCACTTTTTCAATAGCTTTATCCATTGCAGAAACCTCCTCTTTGTAATCCTTATAGAATGCATCCATGTCAACGTTACCACTAATGCCGGATACTTTTCCTCTACTGGAATACTGCCAGCCTACACCAACAGATGGACGCAATCTTTCCTGTACAGAGCCATTATCACTAGCCGGATAACGAGCAATCCAGCAATCGTACTTTTTCAGGGTGTCTGACAGAACGTTATTATACCAATCAAGATTGCAGTAGATACCGACCTTATAACCGGCTTTTTTGATTCTGGTCAGAAATGCTACTGCAATATTCTCAATCGCCTGTTTTCCAAGGTTTCTCTGCTGACTCCATTCAAGGTCGTAGAAGATTGGAAAGTCCATTCCGCGTCCGCCAAGAACAGAAATTACGCTCTCAGCTTCATCAATTGCCTGTGCCGGTGTCAGAGCGTAACTGTATTTATATCCGCCGACAAGGATTCCATTTGACTTGCATCCTTTGTAGTTATGCTCAAAAGAGGAATCGGTTCCAGATTTTTGATGGATTCTCAATATTGCAAACTTAATTTCAGAATTCGATACTTTCGCCCAGTCTGGCTTACTCTGATAAGATGATACGTCAATTCCTTTAATTTCCATATTTTCTCCCTTGCACGTATTTTATTTCACTATTCCTGGTTTTGATTCTGTTACTGTCCCGTCCTCATTCA